TCTGGTATAGCAGACATGGGCATACCGTTAAAGAACATAATGGTAATAGTATTACCTTCAGCATTAACGTATTCACGCATCTCCATGGTCTCAGGTACATATATGCCGAAATCAGTAGGGGTTACAATACCACCCTCCGCATAACCATCTGGGCCATCCGTAACTTCAAAGTCGGAATCATCAAACATAATGTCTAGATCATCTTGAGGGTCAACTACTTCCATGCCCATAGGTTCACCGCCAATGCGTCCATTAGCTTGCATCTGGTTGAAGCCTGTCTTGGCTTCACTACGTAGATCCTCAAAGAACTTAACACCATAGTAGCGTACTACATCAGCAGGTACAACATACTCACCTTCACTCAGTTGAGCAGGGATGTCATCACGTACTTCTTCTGGTAGTGAGCCTGTAGGTACTTCATTGCCTGACACAGGGTCTACACGTTCACCTGCGTCACCGAAGGCCATTTCCATTTGTTCATCCATTACTGCTCCGCCCTCTGCATAGCCTGTGTGTTCAAAGTCTAGTTTTGCATTACGGGCTAAGACTAGCGGCCCTATTTGTATTACTTCGCTTGCTTCACGTACAGGTACGTGTTTATTATCTCCAGCACGTACATAGAAGCCACCCTGTCTGCGAGGATCAAAGCCTACCTGTGTCCACTCTGGATCGTTAAGGTATTGTGCTGCTTTGGCTCGAATGTCATTCACATCAAGATCACCTACAATGCCAGAGACAGTAGCATAACCGGATTTGTTTGCTTCGCCTGTACCAATCCTAGCGCTAGTTTTCTCTGAAGCTATAAACTTAACAGGTTTATCTCCGTCAGACACATAGTGAATTGCCTTAGCATAAGTAGTAACACTCTTACCATCAGAAGTCTTAACGGCAGGTGATGTGCCAGCCACAATCCATGTGTCGTGATTTGTATAGGCAGGAATGTCTAAGCGGCCGTTATAGCGCATACCAACATTTAAGGGAGACTGTGGTACTCCTAGTTCTTCTGCTATTTTATCGTCAAGTACAAACAAACCGTCTCTGCGTTTGTTTGAGTCTAGAGCAAACACAAGAGCTTTATCGCTAGGTTCACGTGGTAAAGCATCCCAAGCGTCTACTGGTTTATACTTATCCACGTTTGATAGATGTTCTTCTCTAGTGATCTTATTCTCTAGTAACATCCTAGTTGAGTCTTCTAGCTCAGGTGTCTTAACACTAGGGTCTGATACACGACCTTCTTTGATAACGTCTTTAGCCTCCTTTTGCCATGAATCTGCATCAGATGCTTCATCTAGTTTAGCTATACGTGCATCATATTCTGCGTTAGACACCTGTTTGTTAATACCTTTTGTTGAGGGTACGTTAGACTCAACTACAGTAATGTCATTACCAAAGTGTATATTGCGGCGATTGGTATTCCTAGAGTCTAGTATCTCTACAGGATGTAAACCTACCTCAGGGTCAAGAGTGTACGGTACTTCTGGTGAAGCGTCCATACCTGCCTTCTTAGGGCCATAATCCTGTGTATAAACGAGTTTAGCTTTTCTACCTTCTACTGGAACAAACTGAACAGGTATCTCTGTATTTTGAAAGAGTGGCCCTAGTTGGTCTACACCCTCTCTTGTCATGTATATAGTCTTACCGCTGCGGGGCTGTATGCCTACAGACTCAGAGTCACCTCTTTCTGCTCTGTTACGCACTGTAGTACTATCATCAAACACGTCATAAACAGATCCTTTTGAGGTTTTGAATGAGCCTCTTACCATACCCTTAAGAACAGGTGCAGCTCCAGGAATAATACCAGCGGCTTCAACTGCACCCATACCTAGAGCTTTTAAATAATTAGGGTCATCCTTACTTAGCTCATCCTTAATATCTGAAACACCTTTAACCACACCAACAGGAGTAAAGTCTAGTCCAGCTTCCATCATCTGAACGCTTAAAGGATCACCTACGTTCTCGTACCTCTCATCAAAACTAGGAGAACCTGGTGCTACTGCTGCACGTTCTTCTTCTGTCATATCAATGAGGCGTTTACGATAGTCAGCCATTAACTTTGTCCCTCAAGTACTTTAGTTGTCTCAGCGCTTTAATAGCACCCTGATGTCGGTATAGCTCTGCAGTATCAGAGATGTTCTCCATACTTCTATGCGTGGAAGAGATGCGCTCATTAAGCTCCTCAAGAAGCGCATCCCATACCTGTTTATCATTCACAAGTTGCTTAAGCGACATTACCAGTGAATCCTTGCTCACCTGGAGTTGGTGCTGTTCCAATGCCTATCTGAGAGCCACCACCACCTGAGGTGTCCTGTACGCCCTGTGGAGCCTGTCCTTCTGGTGCTGGGCTACCTTGGGGCATGTTAACCCCTTCTGGGCCTGTAGGGGCCACTGGTGGCTGCTGGAAGCCTTTTAGGATCTCAGCTTGGATAGCAGCATCACTCATGGAGTTAGTAACCTTGTCTGGGTCAAGGTCCATAGACTTAGCAATCTCACGAATGATGTAGTCCATCTTAGCGAAGGGAGCTAGTACTGGGTTCTGTGCAACCTGCAAGAACTGCATCAAACGCTGTGACCGTACTTCGTTAGCCATGAGGCTCTCTGTACCAGAGGCATGTACCTCTAAGTCACCACGGATAGACTCATCAAAGTCAAACTGCATGTTGAATGCAAAGAAAGACTTACCTAAGGGGCGAATCAAGTAATCATCAACGTTCTTAACTACCGTCCGAATAGAACCGTTAGCAGCAGACATAAGCATAGAAATACCAGAAGCTGTACGCCCAACGCCAGATACTCCGGTTTGTCCGTGAGCGAAGCTAGGGAATCCAGTACTCTCATCTGCTAATACCCGTGCCTTATCAAAGAGTTGAATGTTCTCTTGTGCTACGTTAGGGAACTTAGTGCCGAAGATAGCTTGACCCGGAGCACCGCCCTGACGCCGGAACACCTTGCCCGGATACACAGATAAGTCCTGACCTGGTACAAGGTTAGTCTCATCTACTTCAATGATAAGATTACCAGATAGTGCAGCGTTGTCAATAGCCATACGCATAAAGCCATTCATCAACGTCTGTGTATCGTCCATGTTCTCAGCAATGCCTACACCAAAGAAGGAGTAAGGGTTATGCTCATAGGGTACAGCGTAGTAAGGAATACGTGTAGGTTTGAAGGGGTTAAGTACAAAGCGTAGTACTTCACCGTTACATACCCATACGTTACAGTTAACTTCGTCTAGGTCTTTAAGGGAAGAAGGAATATCTACGCCATGCTCTTCTAGTACATCTACGTCTACATAACCCCAGAACTCTAGTACTTCCCAACGCTCAGAGGACGGCTGTGTATCGTCATCCTCCATAGTCATTTCCCAGTACTTCTGAATGTAGTCTGGACCTTTATCAATAGCTAAGCCGATTGAATCAGACATAAAGTATGGGCGGTTCTTAAGCGCACGTAATTGAGTACGTGACATCTTATGACGTTCTACCACATACTCAGCATCATTCATAGACTTAGCTTCTGGGTCAGGGTAGAAGTCCCACACAGAAACATGGCTACACTCTGGCACAGTCTTTACAAGAGGGTCATACTCACCGCCCTCATCCCAATTAGGATATTCTTTATCGACAGCGAATGGGCCTTTCATGACACCCGTACCAAGTAGGGCCATCTCAAAAGCCATAGAGCGTAAGTGCGTAGAAGCGCCAGACTCTTGAAGCTGATCGTGGATCTTCTTTTCCATCTTCTTAGCTGCAATGAGTGCAGGGTGGAATGTTACTGTGTTAGGTGTGGTTCCATCACCCTCTACAATCTTGTCGGATACAGATTCCAGTTTCTCTGTGAGAGGGCCAAGACGCCGTGAAAGATCCATAAGGGTTTCACCAGGCTGTAGCTGTGTGTCGCCACTAATCAAGTATGGCTGTGATGGCTTGGATTGTGTAGCAACTTTAAGAGAGTCACCTGCTGCTGCGGCGTTAGGGTCTACGTTGATATGTACAGACTCTGCAACACCATCAGGTAATACAGAGGGATTAACAGAGAGAGGAAACTTGTTGTTACCAAATAGTACATCAACAATCTGTCCATACGCTGCAAGGGTCTTAGTCTTAGTGACCTTAACAAACACACGAGACTTTTCTGTGTCGGTGAACTGTACGTCTTTGCCATACAAACCACGATAGTTACGATAGGCTTTTAGCCACCGCTCTTCATCTGCAAACCTAGCATCTTCTGCACGTTTATAGCGCTCAGCTACAAAAGCAACTACACTAGACTTAGTTTCAAAGATACTGTCCGTACTGTCTTCAGCAGCTACGACTTCATCTGTTTCAAACATTTCTTCTTGTTCTGCCATAATCAATACCCGAATTGTGGATCACTAGCTTGAAAACCAGTGCGTTGTTTTGCTGGGTTAAAGTCCCATATGCTGCTACGTGGACGTGTCATAATACCGTATCTTAGAGCGTCATACAAGTGATCCTCTGCGTGAGTATCAACATCTTCTGGATTCTTCTTGTCCAGAGGAATACTTGGGATCTGTGCAATAGTGTTTGTACAGTTATCCATAAACACTAGGCGAGGCTTATCTGTGAACTCATCCACCTGTAAACGCCTGTGTATTTCGTTCTTACCCGCGACACGTGAGCCTCTTGATCTGTCAGACGGACGCCAACGGCAACCCTTCATATTCATCTGCTCTGCCAAGCTAGGCCCAGTGTCGCCACGGTTGTGCCATAAAGAACTATCCAGCACCCCGTATCTCATTGTACCATCTTTTGCTTCTGCTTCCAATATCAAATCTGCTAAGTCAGAAGCTGTAACTTTAGAGACATACATCTCACGGTACACAATTACTTGTTCGTCAGGTGCTACAGCAAACCAGAGAACACCAGTGTAACTACCATAACCGTAATCGCAAGCCCTAAACTTTGCCCAAGAGTCAGGGATCTCGAAGTGCTCCACGACATGTATCTTTCTGTCAAACTCTGGAAAAGCTGCACCTTCATTAATATCCCAGTTACCTTCGAGAAGCTGCTTGCGCTGATGCTCAGGAAGAGAGAGAAGCATCGCTTCATAGTCCCCCGCTTCTGCCAGATACGGGTTATCAAAGAGCGAAGCTGGGATAAAGCGCCGTTTAAATAGGGGCTGACCTTCTTTGCTGTGCCCTTTAGGGAAGGTAATTGTTTCACTCGTTTCAATGTTCGTTGCCCAAAAGGCTTTACCTGCTCTTTCAGGGTCAATAAACATCTTCTTAACCCAAGCATGACCGCTTCCTCCAGGGTTTGTTGTTGCTCTCATATACAAGCCTAAGTCCTTGGAACTACTACGTAGTCTTGACCTCATATAATCCCAAGCGTAAGGTGAAGTCCATTGAGTAAGTTCGTCAAATCCAATCCAGTTAAAAGCCTGACCTTGATAACGTGTAACATCTGTGTCCTTATCCAAGTATGACATCCAGAGGCGACCACCTCTAGGTGAGGTCCACTGAGACTTTCTCTCAGACCATTTAATGCCGGGTACAGCACGGGGGTATAGCTCTTGAGACTTCTGTATTAGTTCCCTTAGTTCTTCTGTTGTGTGACGTACAAGTAGGCCACTAAAGTTAGGATCGTTCAAACCATGTAGCGGGTCAGCTAACATAGCGTAGGATTTGCCACCACCAGCTGCGCCACCATAGAGAACCTCACGTTCTGACGAACTAAGGAAGTGCGTCTGGGGGCCGGGGTTTGGCTTGAATACTACATCCTGAGCCTCTTCTACATCATACTCAGGTGCTTTGACTTGTGCAGGAACAGTCTCTACTTTGGGGGTGGCGACTGCTTCAACTGTCTCTGTCAATTTCTGCGTATGCCCCGACCCCTTGGGTTTCAAGTTTCTCAATTTCCTCAAGGGTTTCTTTGAGCCACTTGGCAAGCTTGCGCTTAATTGCAGCTGCTTTTCTACGTTTCTGCTCAATCTCAACTCTTTTCTTTAAACCTGTATGGCCTATTTCACGGCCTGTCTCTTTACTTAACCAGTGTGCTACTGCACGATAACTATACTGTTTAAGGTGTCGTTTAGCAAGCTCTAAAGCTTCTAACTCAGATTCAATAGGTACGAGTAGCTTATCGTTGTCGGGGTGCAGTTCATAGCCAAAAGGTATGCGTTTAGTTATTCTGACTATGGTATGCCATTTCTTGTTGTGGTTCTTTGGCGGTAACGGTAACTGCCAGAACCCTAAATCTCTCTCAGGTACTATTCGTTTGAACCTTCTTTTGGTGGCAGATAGAAGATGCCTCCGCCAGATGTTACGTCTACTTTGTCTACCTTACCAAGTCCTGCACGATCAAGCAAGTCTTTTGCTGCTACCATCTTCTCTTTAATGCCTAGCTCAGTAGGATCATACAGAGCACCTACCATAGACATAGCAGCTTTAGGAGCAACACGTGCAAAGTAAGTACGTGTCTTCTCACCGATCTCATCCTTGAGAGCCTCAACAATAGCTGAAGTGCTTGAAGCAGGATCATAACCTGCAAGCTTCTTGGCTGCTACTGCATCACCGTTAGCTTCATCAAAGAGTACCTCTAAGAAGCGCTGTTGCTTTTCTGTTAGTGCTCTAGCCATAGTATATTCCTTATAGCGGATTATCGACTAGCTCATCATACGCTTTCCAAATATCATCTACTTCTGTCTGTAGAGTATCTAGCGTATCGCCTAGTCCATCTGTAATAGTTGTAGCCTTATCTACTTGGCTACGCAAGTCTAAAAGCACCTTCTGCTGCTCTAAGATCTGTGACATGTTTGTACTTAGCTGTGCAAGCTTCTGATTTAAACCGCGTACATCGTTGTCTGCAATAGCTTGCTCTAGTGTTTGAATACGAGATACAAGCCTAGCTTCTAGTTCTTGCAGCTTTGTAATTAGCAAAGAATCTAGTACTACTATCTCACCAGCTAGAGTGTTTTGAACATCTGTGAGATTGCGCTGGGCTACAGTTTCTACCTTAGTTACTCTGGTAGTAATCTCCGCAGCTTTTGCATTGAATGCAGCACTATTCTCCGCAACTTCTGCAATGCCAGCCTCTACACCGTAGAAACGCTGTAGTGTATCATAAGACCAATACACACCACCTGCAACTGTAGAAAGAACTGGAAGTGCCACAGCAACCATCCAGCCCTTAATGTTGTATCCACCTACGCTAAACTCAAAGTCCATCATTGTGTTGGCATTGCCCCGTACTGATTAATGTATTCACCTGCTGCGTAGATCTCTGTAGCATTCTTCATCTCAGGTGTCAAGTAGCCCTGGAAGCCTGTACCAAAACCTGAGTCATCCCAAGTGATAACAAACTCATCAATAGCCTGTGTATATGTGATAGCTGTGTAGCTACCAACCATGTAGTTACCCTGTGCAGCGTAGTTGTCTACAGATGCTGTAAGTTCATCGTTGTTAGCCGCAGCCATGAAAGCACCAGCCTGTTGAGCAAAAGTCTCTACAGCTGCTACGGCCTCGTTATACTCGTTAACTTCAGCAACGTCTAAGCTATATGCGTCTGTCTCTAGCTTAGCCTGTAGCTCAACCTGCTCAGGCTTAGTGTCTGCCTCCGATGCGATAGAAGCGACCTCAACTGCTGTCATAACTACAGCTGTAGCAGCAGTCAGATTATCTACTGCAGTGTTCAAGCTATTCATGTTAGCTGCATGTTCCTGCATAAACAACTGCTCAGCTGTATTAGCGATGGCATAGTCATGTTGCAGTACAAGGTCTTTAGCTTCTAGGTATGCACCCAGCTCATCTGTGGTAATAATACCATCACTAAGTGCATCATCATTAATCACACCACCGATAGCAGCATAACCTACAGCACCTACAGTCATAACACCACTGTTAGTAATACGATCCTGAATATCGCCAATAGAAGCGATAAGCATGTCAATCTTCTCTTGACCAGTTAGCTCGTAGTTAGTCTCTTGTGCGCTTACTGCTGCGGAAACGCTCACTAAGGCTGAGCTTAGGAGTATCGTCTTCAAAGATCTCTTCATCTGTGTCTTCCTCTCC